CACCTGTGAAGTAGCCGCGTCGTACTGCTCCTTCATCTTCAAGACTGTCGGAAAGGTCATTGACTCATTCGGCAGCTTAGCGAGGATGTTGATCAGATTTACTACTTCTTCATTGCTCAGTTCGATTTGCATCTTGTTGCTCCTTGGTTGGTGGGAAAGATAGTTCTGCTGCTATGGCTGCATAGCCAATCAGATCATGTATGTTATCGTTGTGGTTTGGGTTCATCGCATGACGGGCAATCTTGAACAGACACATCATAACCGCGACATCCCTCGGCATCAGTTTGCAATGCCCTGAGTTCCTGACCGCTGCCTGTTTCATATAGACGTTCCATAGGTCAGCAATAACCCTATGCGTATCTTCTGGGTCACCATGAATATCCTGACGATCATTGCAGATCGTCTTCTTTACCGCGTCAAGAATTTCACCTCGGTTCATATCTTCACATTACTCACAACGGAGTCCTTGTTGTACCGCCCCCTGCTGGCGTAGTTCCTATCCTCTGGAACTGCCTCTACTCGGTGCATGAGAATTTGACCCACCGCCATACCTGCGGTCAGTCGGATACGGTTGAACCGTAAGACGTTGTGCAGTTCCAGCGTCAAGGTGCTACCGTGCCACCCCGGATCG